GATTGTATTTGTAATCCACTATTTATTGGATTTTGTGGAGCTCCACTATAATCTACGTTACCATCAGCATCAACACCCACATCCGTTGTAACTCTTAACCTAACTAATGATGGTGTATTGGGTGATACTTTATACCCTAAAAATTCCGATAACCTAACCACATTTCTTTTTTCTGTAGCTGTTGCTAGAACATTTTCTTTGTAGTTATAGTCAATGTAATACGAAAGAACATCTCCAACATAACTTGTTAATTCAATCATCATCATACCAGGTGATGTCTCATTAAAGTCTTTATATGTATCAGGAAAATAAGCTTTCGTATATTCTATCAAATCAGATTTAATTGATGTAAAATCTTTACTCGTGTATCTTACATTTGATGGTTTGTATTTTTGGTCTTGTGAATATGCCATTACCTTACTCCAACACTACACCAACAGATTCAATTGTATTTGGTGCTCTCTTAATATTAAATACTATCTCGATGTTAATTTGATTTTTATCTTGATTGCTAGTATCTATGTCTATTTTTCTTAACTCCACAAAAGGCAACCAAGTATTGAATGTATCCACAATATCATTTTCAATTTGAACTTGAGTGTCTTCTGTTATTTGTTCAAATAAAAACTGACGGATGTTCATTCCTAAATTTGGTTGAAACATTCTTTCGCCTTTTTGTGTTTGTAATAATAATCTGATGTTGTTCTTTATCGACTCAATAGTTGTTTTGGTTGTTGAAAAATATCCATCTTGATTTGGAACTCTAGCAAAAGGAAAGTTTATTCCAACAGATACCCTCGTATCCTTATCCTCAATTAATTGATTATTTCTTCTATCGAGTATTGGCATCTCATACCTCTACAGGTGTTTTTAATTTAACTTTACTTGATAATGATTCAACGCCAGATAACGGATTATCTGGAGCTGCAGAGTTTTCATCTACTTTTACAGTTATCATAGGTGCCGTACCAGGTCCTATTGGAGTTATAACAGGAGCATTTAACTGAGTAGCATTTAATGATGTTACTACAAATGTTTGAGCTTGAACCCAATTAACTATAGCATCGGTTAAATTTTGAGCTAAGGTTTCAACCTTTTGATTTGCCTTATCCGTAAAATCAAAATTTTCTTCAACACTATCCGGTTGAATATTGGTTATTAAAGCGGTATATATGTCGTCTTTAAGCCCCATTCTTCATCCTTGATTTTTCATCTGCTTTTTGAATCACCTTTGAGTAATCTTTAGTTAAAGCACTAGCCAAATGGTCTGGTAATTTATCAACATTATCTTGAACTGATTTAACTGATGTGCTATCTCTTTCTATACTTTTCCATTCACCACTCTGTGCAGTCTCTTGTAGTAAATCATTTAATACTGATGAGTTTGTCTTGGGGGAAGATACGTTGCCTCCTCTAACGGAAGTGTTGGAATTGGAACTAACAGAATCGTTCATCAACTTTTTAAAGTCTGTAGATTGTGGCACCTGAGTTCTATCTTCATTTATATTATTAATATTACTCTTAACTACTACTTCATCTAGTTTTTTTTCAAGTGCGGTAAATTTATAATCTAACTCTTCTCTTATTATATCTCTAATTAACTTCTTAAATATATTAACCTTCATTCTTGACCTCTTACGTTTTGTTCTAAATAATGATACTGACTTAAAAATTTTGTTTGACCACCTGAATTTGGTATTGGCAAATTAGTGTTTTCATCTATATCTCTTGGTTGTAATCTATTAATTACACTCTGAATTCTTGTGAATAATGGTGCTGAATTATTATCATACAATGGTATAGGAACTCCTTGAACCAATGCTCTTGAATCTTGTAGTATAGTCATAATTTCCAATAATAATATTCTGAGCTCATCACCTAATACCATAGGTTGAGCTTTATTCTTTGCTTCCTTACCTATATAAATATTCTGAGATTCAATAACTGAGAATCCTTTATTTGTTATTGTAAAATTACTACCAGCACCAAAGTTTATATTACGGAGAGCGGATACCGTAAAATCATTATCTCTAGCATCAAATGTAATTTTATCTGAAAACATAATAATTTGATTTCTATTATCACCTTGTCTATTCTGTATATTTTCCAGTGATCCATAATTGTAATTAAAAGTGTCTTGACTTCCTTTAAATGGTTCACCACTAACCGAATCATTACCAAAACCAATGGTAACTTGGTTATTTTCTGAAAAAGCTTTTAAATCAAATGATAATCTAAAATCTTGATTTTGTTTAAAATTATCATTTAGTGAACCCAATGATATCATAGAAATTAATGAACCTTGAGATAAACTTTCATCTACACCATATCTACCGTTGTTTATATTTAAAATTGGATTGGCGTGCCTTGAACCTATTCGTATTGAATTGCCAAATCTACCGTCCAATGCAACATCACTAAAACTGCCTTCATGATAAGGTATTGAACCTGGATCTCCCGCTAAACTATTCTGTGGATAGTCTGTATTTGGTAAATAACTTTTTTGTAATTTTTTTACAGGTCTAAGTTGAGGTGGAAAATTAATTGAATAACCATCATCTTCATTTTTTCTTTCATCCTCTAATCTATTTTTTTTAATTTTGTTTAAAGGGTTTGGTGTTTTATATACATCATTAGTGGTGTTAATAGGACCTAAATAATAACTTTGATTTGCTATGTTACAGAATATTACCAAATCACCTTTAGCAACCGAATCGCTTATTCCTCTGAATAATGGTATTGATATGACACTACTACTCAAAGTTGGTAACACACCCTTTGTTGATTTGATTAATATAACACCACTTGGATTATCAGGTATTTTTTTATGTAATTTTTTATCTACTGATCTTCTATCCAATTCGTTATTTAAAACCTGTTGCACATGTCCAGTGTGAAATTCTAATTCAGGCAAAGTAACCGAATCGACAAAGTTATCACCAAAATTTCTTATTTTACTTTTTAAAGAATTTTGCCGTGGCATAATCAATTACCCTTCGGTCTTAACTTTACAACGTCCTTGCTTAACTCATCTGACTTCTTTTGTAAATCACCTGACATGTCTTCTAAAGCACTCATCAACTCTTCCTTTTCATCATCACTTAATAAAGATGTATCCTCAACGACATCGGCTTGTTTGTTCATAATGCGTTGAATTACAGTTGCGAGTTTTAAAAGGTTATCATCATTCTTGACACCAACATCCATGAGTTCTTTTAATATAGGACCAACTATAGCTATATCTTCAATACCTTGAATATAACCATGTACCTCTTGAACTAACAGGTCAATCTGAGTCTTTTTTAGTTTTGAATTCTCGTATATCTCTTCAGATAAATCCGAGAAGTTCTTATCACCGAATATTTTAAAGTCTTTTTCCATAACATTCTAATAATAAATATAGAATGTGAGAAAAGTTACAATGAGCCTGTATAATTTAAATTATTAAGGTGTCCTCTAACAAGAACTTCCTCTTGTATTTTAGGGTATATTTTACGAAATACATTGGATATTTGAGTTATTTTTGATGTCTTAACATCCGTCATCTCTCTTATCATTATGTATAAGGCTTTCTTATTGAAGTTATCAATGTTATCTTTGTTCTTACATAAGTACAATATCGATGATGCCACTCGCTTATCATTTTCTTTTGGGAATAAGTTATCTAAGTTTTCATTAAAGTAATCAACCGTTTTGTTAAAAACTTCCGTGGATACTTTCTTTTCTATATTGTCATCCCAATTACCTGTATCATACAGAACATCTATATTATCGTGAATTTTTAATTTCTTATAATTGGCATTATTATTTAATATCAAATAGTTTTTAGCAATAATACTAAAGTAACTAAATGCCTTTGAACCACGAGTCTCATCAAATTTATGTATGTTAATAACAAGGTTAGATACAACCTCTTCTTGTAAATCCCTAAAAGGATAGTCAAAGTAGCTAAACTTAAATGTATTGATTATGTTTTCAGCCAACTTCATAAAGGCTGGATGAATCTCTTCGGTGTATATTTTATGTCTAAATGCTATGTTGTCCGAATGATTATATTCTACAATTGCATTGTGTACGGGTGTACCAAAATAAATTTTACTTTTCTTTTTGCGTTTTTTCTTGATTGCCATCATCAACCTCTGTTTCAAATAATTGTTCTAACTCATTACCAAGTTGTTTCATCTCCTCAAAGAAAAAACCAACCTCATCGTCTGCCTCAAAGTGACCTTTGTCATCTATTATTTTAAGTTGATGTTTTATTAATTCTACTGTTGAGCTTATTTTTAGTATTATTTTTTCATAAGTGTTTATTCGTTTCAATGCGTAAAAAGACACTACACCCAAAAAGAGTGTACTGACTCCAAGTAAAACGGTTATTATATTATGTAACAATTAGGATTCGCCTATAATCTGATGCATAAGTTCTTTTTTATCTAATTCTTTTAACTCGGTATCATCGATTATTTCCAGCACTTTATCTTTCATTTTATCGTAGATTTCCATAGTCTTTTGGACTACTTCGGTTTCATTATATCTTTCGTCTTCTACAACGTCAATGATGTCATTAATGAAACTATTTAATTCTAACATTCTTTTTTTAATTTGAGCTAAGTAGTCTTTTTGTTTGGCCTGTTCATTTTCTATACTATCTAAACGAACCATCATTAAATTAATGACATCTATGATTTGATTTTTTGTTATCTCCATACCCATAAATAGATTATGGCAACGGAAAAAAACATCTATTTAATAGATGTCCATTCCGATATCGCCGAGTGTTTCAAGTTCTTCCCTACCGTCACAATCAGAATAATCATCAGTTCCGATATCTTCTAAATCGGACTCGTTGTAATATTCGAGATTAACTCGCTTATTCTTTTGATAATTAGGATCTGTTTTCATTGTCTTTTTATCAATTGACCTCATTTGTTTTAAGTCATTATCATTCAACATGAACTGTGACAAGTCTATTTTTTTCTTCTTCATTATTTATACCTCATTGTTATGTTTAATTAAATTTATGGGCAAGGAAGAAAGGAAATAAAGAACCTTGCCCTTAAAGAATCTCTATTGAGATTCAAATTCTTTTAGAGTGATAACCTTTTAAAGTATCCTTGACAATATACATAAAATTCATGTCAATGTCAAGCATTATTTTTCATATCTTGTTTAGTTTTTTTCTTATGACAAGGGCGACAAAGTGTTTGCATATTATTTAACTCATAGTATGACCAATCTAATTGATTTTCTTTTAAACCTTTTTGCTCCATTAATGGTTTAACGTGGTCTAAATCCCAACCTCGTCTCGTACATTGTTTGCCACACTTATTACACTTCCCCTTATCTCGCTTCCATATATGTTTCCTAGCTTCAGTAGAATGATAAATTATCATGTAATCTGTGGCACAATCTTGATGCCAAGTTTTACGAGTATTGTGTTTTTTATTCTCAATGATTTTTTTACCACACCAACGACATATCCCCTTTTTCTGTACATAATAGGAATCAGGTTTAGGTGGGAGTCTAAAGTTACCATCCCACTTTTCTTTCTTCTTACCAAAGGTATGTTTATGTCTTCTACCGAATCTACTTAATGGCATTACCTTATATCATCTCTGTATATCCAAAAGGTTAATCCTAATATTAATGCTGTAATTATTAATCCTAATGTAATGACTGGATCCATGTGTAACTCCTATAGTTGTATTGATTTAATAAATTTACTTTCGTTTTGTTTCATATAATGTTGAATGACAAATGCTTCGACTACGTGAGTAAAGAACCAAAAGAATGTTAATAAAGGTATAAAGATACCCATTACTAATCCTAAGAACTTAATACCCAACCAAGTCAAGAATAACATAGCAATTGTCTTGGTAAGAAAGCTTATACCTGTAAAACCTAAAGACATCGTATTACCTCGCTGTGTAACTACATACAGACCAATTAAAAGATGCAGTAGGTTAATCATTATCGGTGCTAATACACCAAGTAAAATATATTCAATCATGTTATTTTATCCAATTGAATTAAAATAAACATTGATAAGAAAAGTATGAAAATGTATGCTATTGTAAAAAATATAAATTCAATCATTAGAAATTACTATGAACCCGTTTTACGTAAAAGTTATTCTTGATATAATTTTCACTATACTTCCTCGTAATAGTAGGACCGTGACTATATGCCGTAAGTGTGGCATTTATATCATCGAAGTGTTGGTTTAAATGAGATAAGTATTTAATACCCACGGTTACGTTTACGTAGGGATTATATAAATCTTGTTCAGGTGTGTTGAATTCAGCCATAGCAGTTGTTGGTAATATCTGCATCAATCCTACAGCTCCACTAGTGGATACTGCTTTGTGATTCCAACTTGATTCTGTCTGTATAACTGCTTTAACCATATCATAGTCAACAGCATATTCATCACAGAGTGCATTAATATAAATCAACAGATGTTTTAGTTTGGATTTATTTAAAGTAGATTTGATTTCATTTGATTCGATTTCAAAGTTTCCTCTGATTAAAGGATCAGCAACCATGTGAACTATGGTTTCGGTTTTGGTTTGAACTAAAGGTGGTTTGTGTGTGAGTTCTTTATACATCATAACTGATAAAGAAGTTATTGCTACACCTAATAAGAAGTGAGTTTTATTATCATTTAGCATTTTTATTCCTTTCTAGTTTAATAAAAAATTTCTTTTCTTTACTGGTCATCATCTGTAAGCCAGATAAATTAGTCACCATCTTACCTTTTTGTGGTAATGTAATCCTATCTTTAGAGTATAAATCATTTACCTTATCAACTGCTTGATAATACCCATACTTGATAAACTCATTGACCACGAGTTGATGGAGTGTCGTATTGTTCATATGAGAGAACTTTTTACGAATTTTTTTTGAGAGTTTTTTTGTTGGTTGTTTATTATATATATTGGCTTGATATTGTTTTAACCACCTATCCCAAGAGTTATCAGCAAACACACCCTTTGCTACACGACCACCACTTGTACTTCTTCTGTCAAGTTTCTTTAAGTTATCGGATTGTTCTTGTGATACGGGTTGTATATAACCACCTGTTTTATGTGGATAAACCACGTGACCTGAATACTTTTGTGTCTCTGAACACTCTATACACTCTTTAAGTCCGAGCTTAATTCTTCGTGAATCCATAACGGATTCACATTTACTGCACTTCACTTTAGTTCTTACCCTTTAATCTACCCTCTCCATCAGCCACGTTATTTAAATCCAAGACGGCTCTTTCAATCTCATCCTTTAAACAATACAATTCGTTCTTTGCACAATCAAGAGATGTAAGTGCATCCGAATTAGCAGTATATTCGGGTAATTGATTTGTAGCATCATCAAGTTCAGCTTCAATCATTTCCAATGATAATAATATTTTTTCTAACACACTACACTCCTACTTGTTCTAAATTATTCCAAGTACCTTCAAAGCCTGGCAAATCTCTGTCTAAATCCATCTCGGTATCGATGTGGTCTGTGATTACATCCACCTCGTCTTCATCAAACATGTTGTTAGCTCTCATGAACGGTTCAATCATGGAATCATCATCAGGTGTTCCACACATTCTATTAGTCATGTCATCCTCTAATCTGGTCATCAGAGCATCTCTGCCTTCATGGCTCATCCAAGTAGTCCTATGGTATTTACCATTAACCCACATGTCAACTACTTTGATTTCATCCGATACAGCGCTAAAGCAATACTCTACTTTAATGTTGTCGTTTTGAACTTCGTATTCATATATGTATGTCATTTATTATCCTTATGGTTTATTGTTTATTATCGATACGTGAATATACTAATGAAAGCACATTCAAGTCAAGCACTTTTTTTATATTTATATTTTGGATGATCTTTACGGTAAAATAAATTTATCAATCTATTTTCTTTTATAACCAACATGTGTTGTGATTTTAAATGAACATAGATTGAACGATATT